CTCTCTGTCGACTGCTGGTGCTGGCGGTGGTGGCCGTATCGTGGCGTATCGCAAGGCGCTGGACGTGATCCGCTTCCACCTGCCGATGCCGCGCTTCGTTCTTCCGGTACACCACAAGACCATCATGGGCTTCGAGACCGGCATCATCGCCCGCACCGGTGGTGTTGAGGTTCGCCTGCCTGGCGCCATGGCCTACATGGATGGCGTTTCCGAGCCTGCCTAAGGGGATCAGCATGAAAGTCAAAGTGACGAACAGCGGGCCATGCCCACGCGGCGTGTGGGCTCTTGGCTTCATCAAGGTGGTCGGCGTCGGCGCAAGTCGCGAACTCACCCTGTCCGAAGACGACGTCGAGCAGATCCAGAAAATCGACGCCCTCAGTGTTGAGGTAATCGAAGGCCCTGCGACCGATGAGAAGGCCGATCTGTTCGCCAAGCTCAAGGCGCTGGGAATCGAAGCCGGCAAGAACTCCAGCGTGAAGACGTTGCAGGATCGCCTGGCAGAAGCCGAGGCCAAAGCTAAGGCAGACGCAATCGCCAAGCTCAAGGAAAAAGGCGTTGAAGTCGGCGACGACGTCGCCCTGGAAGAGCTGCAGGCCGAGCTGGCCAAGCACCAGTAACAACCCGGGCGCTCCGGCAAATCCGGCGCCCACCTATTCGAGACATCCCGATGCCAGAATTCTACGGAACCGTCGCAGCCGCTGACGCCTATCACGCCGCGCGCGCCAATGCCGCCTGGGTCGGCGATGACGTGGCGAAGCAGGCCGCACTGGTCCGGGCGTCGGCCTACATCGATGGCAAGTACCAGCGGCTGGACAGTTGCGGGCGCTGGGTGTCGATGTTCTCCGGGGTGAAGACCGGCGGGCGCGTGCAGGAGCTGCAATGGCCGCGTACTGGCGCCACTGACAACGAAGGCATGGCCATCCCGCCCGGCGAGGTGCCGGCTGAGATCGAGCGGGCCACCTACGAGGCCGCGCTGCGCGAGATTGTCGCCCCAGGTAGCCTCAGCCCCGACTACGTCGCCTCCGAAGCCATCAAGCGCCAGAAGGTCGACGTGCTGGAGATCGAGTATCAGGCGGCCGCCACTGCCGACGGCGTGCCGACCAGGCCCGTGCTGACCGTGGTCGATGAGCTGGTAGCGCCGCTCCTGAGCAGCAACCGCGCGTGCGGCATCGCGGTGTTCGTCGTATGAAGGCCGCAGAGGTTGAGGGCGAGATCAGAAAGCTGGAGCCAGAAGCGCAGCAGGCCTACCTCGACCAGATCGAGGCGGACGTGCGCTCACTGAGCATCAGTCAGATCGAGCAGGCCGTGGCAGACGGCGACGACTCCCGCGTCGAGGAGCTGATGGCGCTCGGCCTGATGGCCCTGTTGCTGGAGCGCCTGCGCGGGGCCTTCGTCAGCGGTGCCACTCAAGAGATCAAGGTAATCCGCATCCCTGGCGTTCGGCGTGAGTTCGACGTGAACGACCCTGACGTCAACCCATTCCTCTCCGGGCAGGCGCGCGCGCTGCGCGAACAGGCGTTACGCGACCAGGCCGAGGCAATTCGCGTGACGATAGCCGCTGGCCGCGCTCGGGGTGACTCGCCGCGAACCACTGCGCTGAACCTGGCCGGGCGAGTGAGTCCGCAGACAGGCCGGCGCACCGGTGGCGTGTCGGGCCTGACCGGACCAGCCGCCGAAGCCATCGAGCGCGCACGCGACCAGCTCGGCAGCGGCCTGCCAGGCCCAATGCGGGACTATCTGAACCGAAACCTGCGCGACCCAGCCTTCGATGGCGCCGTACGCAAGGCTATCGAGGAGGAGCGTCCAGTGCCGGCGAAGATCCGCCGTCGCGCCGCTGCGCGCTACTCAGAGCGCCTGTTGCAGGCCCTGGCCCAGGCCCTGGCCGAGACGAACGTCGCCGAGGCGTACAACCGGGGCAGGCAAGAGGGCTGGCGCCAGCTCACGCAGCGCAGCAACGGGCTCTACAGCTACAGGAAGACCTGGCGCACGAAGCGAGACGGTAAGGAGCGCCCGAACCACGGCGCCATGAACGGCCAGCAGGTCGACGCAGGCCAGCCGTTCACCTCTCCCAGCGGTGCGCAGCTGATGTACCCATGCGACCCATCGCTCGGGGCGCCAATGTCCGAGCGCGCTCGGTGCCGGTGCACTTCCGAGTACACCCTGGTTCGAATCATGCGAGCGGAGTGACCATGCCGATCAAATCAACCATGCAGGCCTCCTTTGGGAAGCTGTTCGACACGGCGTTCGCTGAGGCGGTGAAGCCTTTCATCGGCACCTATACCGGCCCAGGCGTGTACGACCCAGTCGAAGAGGAGACCACAGCGCAGCAGGTCACCTATACCGGCCGGGGTGTCTTCACAAGATTCAAGGCGGAGCAGGTGGATGGCATTCGCATCAAGGCGACCGATGTCCGACTCATTGCGCTGACCAACGAGGTAACGGACCGGCCGCAGCCAGGTCACCGAATCATCGGGCCAGACCTGGTAACAGGGCAGTCGACTGAGTACGAAGTCATGCCGTCAGGGGTAGATCCCGTGGGCGTGCACTACCAGATTCAACTGAGGGCAACCTGATGGCCGGATGGTCGATACCACCCACGCGCTTCATCGACGAGATCGAGAAGGAGCTGGTCAGGTTGCAGGTGTCGATCACCATGGCGATGGTGTCGGAGGTGATCACCAACTCCGCCATCGACAGCGGCGACTACATGGGCAACCACATCGTGTCCATCGGCGCACCTGACTACAGCGTCAACACCACGCTCGACGTGCAGGGCACCATCACCAAGGGCGCCGCCCAGGCCAAACTGGCCGGCCTAAAGCCCTACCAGGTCGTGTATGTGCAGAACAACAGCCCGTACGGCGAGATCCTGGAGTTCGGCGGCTACCGCGGCCCCACGGTCAAGGTTACATCGGCAGGCTTCAGCCGCATGGCGCCGAAGGGAACCTACGGCATCTCGTTCATCGCTGTCAGCGAGAGGTTCAAATGACCGTCCCATTCGAGACAGTGCGCAAGACGCTCACCGCGCGAATGGCGGCCTTCACCGTGGAGTACCCCAACAGCCCGCAGCCAGACGGCACGTTCAAGCCGCCTGCGAACGGCGTGTGGTGCGCATTCGAAATTCAGTACGCCACGCCGTTCTTGTGTGGCCTGGCCGACACGCCAACCTATCGCCGGCCCGGCCAAGTCGTAATCCAGTGCTTCGTGCGCCGCGGCGAGGGCCTGGGCACCATCAACCGGCTGGCTGACGGCCTATCCGACCATTTCCAGTCCTGGCAGGCCGGGCATATCGAATGCATGGAGGTCGGCCAGCAGTTGGTCGGCTACTACGAAGACTACTACCAGACCAACGTCACCGTCCGGTTCCGCGCCGGCTGATCCGCAACACCACGACCCTGCCCGCCGCGAGCGGGTTTTTTTATGCCCGCAGAAAGGAGACTCCAATGAGTTCCGGCGCCAGACAAACCACGCTCCTCACCCCGGAAGCCACTCCGGGCGTAACCCCAGCGAACCCCACCTGGGACACGATCCGCTTCACCAGCAACACGCTGAGCCCCACGGTGAACACCCAGACCAGCGACGAGATCGGCGCCGGCCGCATCAGCCAGGGTTCGGTCGTCAGTAGCGCCGACATCCAGGGCGACATCGTCGGCGAGCTGTCCTATGGCACTTTCGACCGCCTGATGGAGGCCGGCTTCTACGGCACCTGGACCGGCGACGTGCTGACCGTGGGCGACACCCGCCGCACGTTCACCGTGGCCAAGAACTTCAACGACGTCGGCGTCTACGGCCTGTTCAAGGGCATGCACGTCTCGGTCTTCCAACTGGACATCCCGAGCGACGGCAAGGTCACCACCACGTTCACGCTCATGGGCATGGACTACACCGACAGCGAGACCGCGCCGACCGGCACCATCAACCCGCCGACCACCACGCCCTTCATGTCGAACCTGAGCGTCGGCACGTTGCTGGTGGATGGCCGCTCGCTGGAAGGTGAGGCCTGCGTCTCGGCCATCAACATGAGCCTGGACAATACCTTGCAGGCGCAGCGCTGCATCGGCACCAAAAAGCTCGGCCCTGGAGCGCTGATCGCCACCGAGGCGGCCATCACCGGCACCATCACCCTGGCTTGGTCGAAGGCATCCTGGCAGATCTGGAAGAACACCTTCAGCCGCCTGCCGATCTCCGTGTCATTCCCGATCACCGACGGCCTGGGCAACTCGTACCTGTTCAACTTCCCGGCGCTGGAGATCGACGGCGACCTGCCCAACGGCGGCAAGCGCGACATCATCGAGCTGACCCTGAACTACACCGTGGCCAAGCAGGCGCCGACCATCACCCGCGTATCGTTCGTGCCGGTCACCAGCGTGGCAGTAACGCCCGGTACCGCATCGATCGCCGTCGGCGCGACTCGCCAACTGAGTGCATCGGCGACCCCGGCGCAGGCCGGCCAGAACGTCACCTGGTCCAGCTCGGCGCCGTCGGTGGCCACCGTCAGCAGCACGGGCCTAGTTACCGGCGTGTCGGCCGGCACCGCGGTTATCACCGCCACCAGCGTCTCCGATACCACCAAGACCGCGACCTCGAACATCACGGTCACCGCTTCGTAACCAGCATCAACCTTTCGGCCGCACCGGGATTACGCCACCTGGTGCGGCCTTTTTTATGGCGTGGCGTGAGGATTTACCATGGCTTTGAAGATGAAACAGATCGACAACCGCAAGAGCGCCGAGGCGCAGACGGTTGATTACGACGCGGACACCAGCCTGAGCGTGATGCCGGCCGACAACGAGTCCTACCAGATCGCGTTGGCCCGCCTGAACCGTCAGGTGCAGCGCAACGACGCCCGCTTCGAAGAGGGCAAATCCGGCGTGCTGCCGGGCGAGAAGACCGAGTACAGCAAGCTTTGCCCCCTGGTGGCCGAGTTCATCCTGGTCGGCTGGAGTGGCGTGCTGGACGAGAACGACAAGGACCTGCCGTACAGCGTCGAAGCGGCGACCAGCCTGCTCAAGGGCAACCCCGAGTTCTTCAGCTTCGTTCTGATGAACGCCCAGCGCATCTCGATCGAGAACGAGGCCGAGGCGGCCGAGATCAAGGGAAAGCGCTAAGCCGCTTCGAGTGGGAGCGCGAGTGGGCCGGCAGCGTCGAGAAGCGAAAGGCTATCTACAAAGCCCTGCGAAAGCCGGTGCCGGAAGAGCCTGAGGTCGACGCGATCACGCTGTCCCTGCTCAATGCCTTCCGCAACGCCAGCCGCGGGCGCCGCTATCTGGTCGGGGCTACTACCGTGCAGCCCCTGCGCCTGTCAGCCCGCGAGATTTCGGACTGGCTCGACGTGCACCCGCTGCCGCTGCCTGCGGCGCTCGTCTACGAGGTGATGTTCGAACTGGATGAGCTGGCGCTGGCGGACGGTGAGGAAGAGGAGTGATGGCGTGGTAGAATCGCCTCCCAACTAAGGAGGCGTCATGGACTACGACAAAGAGCAGTTGCTCGGTAAAATCGGCGAACTTGTAGGTGATTGGTTTTATCGAGACCTGACCGCCGACAGTCCGGCCTCAGACTGGCTAGAGCGTGGAGAAGAACAAGCCGCTGCGGTTTATCGAATAGCTTCGATATTGACCGGCGGCCCTTCTGCGCCGGCGCAAAGCATTGAAGAGATGATGCAGTTTGAGATTGAGGTTCTCCGCCCGGCAGCCCGAGAGAAGGTGGCTAGCCAAATCCGTCCTGGAGGGGAGATTTGGCAGACTTTGCACGCACCTAAGCCTTAGGATGGTGGCTGTTGAGATGCTAAGTTAAGTTTCCGGGTAGAGAGAATCAGGCATGAATCCAGCGACAGCTACAAGACCAGAGATAAGAGAGTTCGTGCGTGAGCGGTATGAAAGGCGCGCAGCCATCGAAAAGGCGGGAGGCAATGCCCGTCACGCGGAAATAGATCAGCAAGATGAGCTAGCAGCGCTAGTAGCAGGACTTGCGGACGATCAGCGAGATAGGTTCCTCTGCATGTACACGGAAGAGGCTTCCGCTCACATGAGCGCGGCAATCCAGGCTGAATCAGAAAAGTTTATCGCCGACATGCGCAAAGAGCGTGAGGGTCATAAAGCGGTTGCTTGGGCTCTCATCGCCATCGTCGCAGTCTTGGTCATTACCTACTGGATCAGGAAGTAATACAGAATCCTTCAAATACCCGCTTCGGCGGGTTTTTTTATGCCCGGAGAAAAGCATGGCGCTGAAATCAAGGTTAGAGCTAGAGGTCGACGGGCGGACCGCGGAGCAGCAGGTAAACACCGTTCGAATCGCGCTTGAAGCTCTGACTCAGGTCGGGCTGCGGGCCGCGCCAGCGCTGGCTAGCGTGTTCAGCAGCGTCAACAGCTCGCTCAATACGATCGCTGCAGCTACTGCCAGGCTGAACGCCGCTCAAAATGCTCTGAATAACATCGGCGCAGCCGGCTCTCGCGCAAGCGCAGGTCTATCCGGCGCATCAAGCAGCCTGTCCACTACAAGCGCCAATGCCGCCGCAGCTGAGGCCAGGCTTGCAGCTGCAACTCGGGCAATGAACGACCTGCAACAAACCGCATTGAAAGCCACGGCAGCCCTCAACGGCGTGGGCGGATCCGTCACCGTCAGCACCCGCAACGCCGCTGGCGCCGTAGGCGGCCTGAACAGTTCGATGGGGTCGCTCCGCTCGATGGCGCTCAGCCTTGCAGGTCCACTGCTTGGCTTGTTTGGCGGGGCTCAGTTGACCCGCTCGGTGTATGAGGCGTCCGAGGCCTACAGCACACTCACAAACCGACTGCGACTCGTTACTGCTGGGGCCGAAGAGCTGGCCACCGCACAGCAGTCCGTGTTCACTATTGCTCAGGCTGCGCGCCAGCCCCTGAATTCCACAGCAGAGCTTTATCAGCGTATCGCGACCAACCAGAAGGAGCTCAACTTAACTGGGCAAGGCGTTGCCGATGTGGTTGGAACAATCAGTAAAACGCTCGCGATATCCGGAGCATCTGCGGCCTCTGCCAATGCCGCACTAGTCCAGTTGGGTCAGGCTTTCGCTTCTGGCACTCTCCGAGGCGAAGAACTCAACTCGGTCATGGAGCAGGCACCCGCCCTTGCACAGGCAATTGCTGCCGGCATGGGCAAAACCGTTGGCGAGCTGCGCACTTTGGGCGCGGCCGGACTGCTTACTGCCGACTCGGTGGTAAAGGCATTGCAGTCTCAAGAAGGCGCCGTCGAGGAGCTATTCAAGAAGACGTCCACGACCATCGGCCAGGCGCTTACCGCAACCGGGAACTCCTTCACCCAGTTGGTCGGAAAGCTGGACCAAGCATCACAGGCCAGCCAATCTATTTCGGCAGAAATCCTCTCCATTTCCCGAGCAATGGATTCGCTCACAATCTCGAACACTGCTGCCGCGGAAACGCTTAAAACGATTGGCGTGCTCATGGGTGGAGCTGCTGCCGCAGGCGCCGTATTGCTGGTGAACAAGATAGGCGTTGTGACTTACGCCTACTTCGCCAACCGGGCGGCCGCAATCGCGCTGGCAGAGGCAGAGCTCAACGCTGCAAATGCCGACAGAATCAAGGCTCAAACCGCCACGATTCTTGCTGAAAGAGAGGCCCTGGCGGCGCGCGGCACTGCTGCGCAGACGATCGCAGCGGTAGCCCTGGCCGAGACGCGCATGCTCCAGGCCAAGGCAGACGCTGTGGCAACTGCTTCGGCCGAGAGATTGGCTGTTGCGCAAAGGACTGTTCTGGCTTCGCTTGCGGGGCCAGCTGGTATTGCGATCGCAGTAGGCACTGTCGCGGCATCCTGGCTGCTCATGCGAGACAACAACGACCAGGCCACCAAAGCTTTGGACGACCACGGCCTCAAGGTCGATCAAGTCGTTGAAAAGTACAGCGAGCTGAACAACGCACAGAAGCGCGTCAAGCTGCTCGACTGGGCCGACAAGCAGAGCGAGAACATCACCAAGGCCGACAAGGCGCTGGCGTCGTACGTCGATCGCGTTCAGGAAGGCATCGTCTCGGGCTACTTCTCCAAGGGTATCGGCGATCTCACAGGCGAGTTCAACAGCCTGATCGCCGAGGTGCGCAGCGGCCAGCGAGACCTGGACAGCGTGACCGAATGGCTCACCAAGTCCATCGACCTCAACCCGCGCGCGCAGCGTGCACTGGCAAACACTGCCAGCGAATATTCGGGCTTCATCGGTGAGAACGAGCGCCTGGCCAAGATCCTTGGCGAGGTGGATGGTAAGCAGGATGCCACCGCAGAAGGCCAGAAGCGCCTGGCTGCGGCACAGTCCGGTACCACCGGCCAAACCCGCGCCCAGCTCGCCGAGTGGCAGAAGTACATCGCCAAGCTGACCGAGACTCGCGACCTTCTCGGCGCAAACGAGGCTGCTGAAGCCAAGTACCGCGCCGCGAAGATGGGCCTCACCGCCGAGCAGACCAAGCAGGCCGAGGTCGTTGCCACCCAGATCGACACCTTGAAGAAGTACCAGGACGCGATCAAGGAGAACGACAAGGTCCAGCAGGCTGCGCTCAAGGCTCAGCTGATCGCGCTGTACACCCAGCAGCAGGCGGCCGAGGATGCAGCGACTGCGGTGAAGAAGTCGCATGAGGACGCGGCGAAAGCGGCTCAGGACAGCGCCAACGTGCAGATCGCGCAGATGCAGCGCGTTATCGACAAGGCGGTGAACCTGACCAAGGGCCGGAACCTGCTGCTGGCGCCCGATCAAGCCCAGCAGAACCTGTCGGGCTACGGATTGCTCACCAATGGCGGCACTGCGCCTGTGGCCACGCCCGCGCCGCGCAAGACGCCGCAGCAGCTCGCTGCTGATGCCATCGCGCAGCTTGAAGCCACCACCGACATCAACAAGAGCGCCACCCGCACCAAGACAAAGACCGTCCGCGAGGACGCCGGCCAGAAGATGCTCGACGACGCGCGCCAGCGCTACGCCGTGCTTCAGCAGCAAAGCCGCGAGATCGAAGCCCAAGGCACCAGCACCCGCACGCTGGGCGCCGAAGCCAAGAAGCTGATCGAGCTCGAAACCGAGATCAGCACGCTCAAGACCAAAGGCACGCTCACCACCACCCAAAAGCAGGTGCTGGCGATGGCCGAGCTGAACCTGGCGCAGCAGAAGCAGAATGCTGCGCTGGAGACGGCGAACGAGCTGACCAAGGAGCGGCTGGCCAACCAGGCCAAGCTGGCGGCGTTCCAGGAAAACCTGAACTCGCAGCTGGAACTATCCCGCGAGGGCCAGGCCAATGAGCTGGCCGGAGCAGGGCAGAGCGACCGGGTGCGGCAGCGGCTACAGGAAGACCTGAAGATCCGCCAGGACTACCAGAAGCAGATCGACAAGCTGAGCCGCGATTACAACCGCCTCGACAACCCGAACGCCAACGACACCGCGCTTTACGAGGGAGAGACGCAGGCACTGCGTGCGGCCCTGGCCACGCGCATGGTCGATCAGCAGAACTACTACGTCGCGCAAGATGAGATGCGTGCGCAGTGGCTCACTGGCGTGTCCGAGTCGTGGCAGAACTACGTCGACATGGCAACGGACTACAACAGCCAAGCGCGCGCCGCGACCGAGTCGATACTGAGCGACACCACGTCTTCGATCTCCGACAGCATCCAGGGGATCATCAAGGGCACGGAAAGCCTGGGCGACGCCTTCGGCAACCTGGCTTCGACGATGGCGAACTCGGTCCTTGGCGCGCTGGCCGACATCGCGGCGCAGTGGCTGGTGGTGCAGGCCCTGAAAATGGCCGGCATCACCGCCGAAACGACGGCGACCGTGGCTGCCGAGGGAACCAAGACGGCGGTCAAGGTCGCGGCTGACGCAACCGCGACTGCTTCCTCCTTGGCGGCCACCGCGACGACCACCTCTGCGCAAGTCGCCGCAGCGGGCACCACGGCCGCCGCCTGGCTGCCGGCCGCCTTGGTTGCCTCCATCGGTTCGTTCGGCGCTGCCGCTGTGGTCGGTGGCGCCGCACTGGTGGCGGCATACGCCCTCATCAAAGGCTTCTCCGGTGGCGGGTATACCGGTGCCGGCGGCGTCAATGAGCCGGCCGGGATCGTGCACAAAGGCGAAGTGGTGTGGAGCCAGGCGGACGTGAGGCGTTTCGGAGGCGTGGCCGCAGTCGAGGGGCTTCGCACCGGCAACGTTGCGCCAACGTCCTCGGCTCAGTCCGGGGGGCGTACGCAGAGCGCCTCGTCGGGCTCAGGGGCTGGCGGCGGCTCAACCGCGTCCGTCACACCTATTCATCAGGTCTTCAACATCGGCAGCGACGTCAGCGAGCAGACCGTGGCCATGGTTCAGCAAGGCATGCGACAGACCATGACCGCGATCCTTCAGGACGTGAATCGAAACGGGCAAATCATGCAGACCATCCGCAAGAAAATTTGAGGTGAATCAATGGCAATCGAGTGGCCCGTCGAACTGTGTCCCTCGAGCATGGACTGGGGCATGGTCTACAACAACCGGGACTTCACGTCCTCGCTGAACAACAGCCAGCAGATCGTCGGGTATCCGGGCTCGTACTGGCGGTGCTCGCTGTCGCTGCCGTCGATGACCTACAGCAGGTCCAGGCTGGCTACTGCCTTCATGGGCAGGCTTCAGGGGCGGTTCGGCACCTTCAAGCTGCCGGCCTTCTTCCGCGTGCGCAAGGACGACATCGGCGCGCCGGTGGTGCAGACGGGGGTGGCGATGGCCTCCAGCGTCATCCTGCGCGGCATGTCGGCCAGTCGTCTGGTGTTCAGCCAAGGCGACTACATCACCATCGGCGGGGTCATGCACGAAGTGATCGAGGACGTTGTGTCCAGCGCGAGCGGGGTGGCCACCGTGCCCCTCAATCGCCGGCTGCGTACCGCTATCGCCGATGGCACTGCGGTCGAGTACCGCAACCCCTATTCGACCATGCGGTTGGAAGAGGACCGCTACACGTTGTCGGTCAAGCCGATCCTGTCCGACCTTTCCATCCAGTGCCGGGAGGCTTTCTGATGGCCGCTGTTTTCCCTTTTTCGCAGTCGGTGCTGAACATCATCGCCGCCGGCAACTTCACACCCGTGTTCGCGTGCGAGCTGGATTTCGCGGATGGCATCGTCCGGGCACACACCGGCACCGGCCCGCTGGTAATCAACGGGTACACCTACGACGGGGTCGGGTGGTTTGGCGACGTGGGCTCAGCCAGCGAGAGCACCGATTCGGGCTCGTCTCTGTCGGTCGACCTCACCCTCAACGGCTTGGACAGCTACATCCTGTCCCAGACATCGGTGGCGGGCTGCCGGGGGCGGGCCGCGCGCCTGATCTTCGTCGTGTACGACCAAGCCGGCAATTACGCGGCAGACGTGCTCTTCAGCGGCCGCATGGACGCCGCGCGCCTTTCCTACGGCGGTTCGAACGGCGACAGCTCGATTACGGTGACCATCATCGACCGTATGGCCGAATGGAACCGCGCCGGAACCGAGCGGTGGACTGACGAGAACCACCGGGCCAGGAACGGCGGTGATCGCTTCTTCTACGCCGTCGCGCAAATGGCCGAATGGCCCATCTATTGGGGCGCCGTAAAGGATGCTCCATCGTTCACATACGAGTGACCCACATGCGCTACCGAGACTGGCCGAAAAGGCTGCATGAGACCATTGAGGCCGCTTCCGAGCGGCCTTTTTCATGGGGCGAATCCGACTGCTGCCTGTTCGTGTCGGACTGCGCCAAGGCCATCTGCGGCACCGACCCGGCGCTCCCGTATCGCGGACGGTACACCACCGAAACCGGCGCCAAGCGGGCGCTGGCCTCAGGCCATGGCTCGGCCGAGGCGGCTTTCGACGCCTGCTTCGAGCAGGTAGGCGTTCAGTTCATCCAGCGGTGCGACATCGTCAGCTTCGACAGCGGGGAAGGGAAGTCCTTCGCCGTGCTGTGGGGTGGGCGGTAC